TTTTTGATTGAATAAATCTGTATAACCATCAAAAAAATCTTTTTTGTCTCCTGATCCTGTTCCTGTACTAAATATTTCTACACTACCTGTTTTAACGAACATCTCAAAACCTTTTAAAAAATCGCCAGAATATAAAAAATTGTAAGGTTCGCCCTCAATCTTTGGTGCTAATGGGTTTTCAGTTCTTGCAATTTCTTCTGTCTGCTTTGTATAAACTCCTGAATACTTGCTATTCTTATTGGTTAACAATCCACCTTTAGAATCTTCTGAATCCTCTAACCTTCTAATATTTAAATCAAAAAAAACGTTTTCAATCTTTTTTATATAGTTAAATATTTCTTGCTCAATCTTTTCTGGACTTAACTTTTTTGCTCTTTCGAGTTGTTGTAATAGTGTCGCCATCTGTAGATTGTTTTTTTACATACTGTTTAGCACACGCAATTTTATGAGCCTTTAACAGTTCCGTTTCTCTAACTTTTGGTTGCATATCTCTAAACAACTTAATAAGTTTAAAGCTTTCTTTAAAATCTGCAAAGGGTATATTTAAACCCTCTGCAAATTCTATGTTTTTATAAGACTTTTTCATCTTATGCAATTCCTGTTAAAGTTGCTCTAACTGGTGTTTCAAAATGATAAATACCTTTTGTAACAACATCAACTAAACCAACTGTAAAGCCATCTGCAAAACCAGTTCCTGTAAGTTCGTAAACTCCTGTTTCAGCATCGTAATCTACAAATGTAGACGTGTGAACGCTTTTTGTTAAGTCTTTTACGTTTACATCTGCAGTTGCAAGATTCTTAATTTCAGAAGATGCAATTCCTTTTGTTTTTGCTTTAAACTTAATTGATGTTGCAGAAGCCGATACAACTTCTATATCTAAATCATCAATTCCGTTAAATTCAGAAGCATCATAATTTGCTAAAATTGTGTCTGAAACTTCTTCTTTAAACATTAAGTTTACAAAAGTGTGTGCTTTATCCTCTAATGTTGCAGGTACAAACTTGTCTACTCTAAAAGAAGCTAATGGTCTACCTTTTACAGTACCATCGTCTTGTATTTCACAAGTATGCTCATTATCTTGAGATATTTGGAAACATTTTGTAAATCCAGCATCCCAAATAGATTTTAAAGCTAAAAAGCCATTTTCAGAAATATCAACTCTGTAACGAACTCCTGATAAACCTTCTCTTATTGTTTCTTCTCCTTCCCAAGGACTTGTGATAACTGTATTCTCTACATTCACTAATTCAATAGTTCGTGTATTTGGGAATGGTACTAAATTTTTTGAAGCAATTCCTGCTAAAGCATCTACTCCTCCTTTTGCTAATGCTAATGTGCTAAATGCAAAATCTTGATGCGCCATAAAAAGAGTCTTGATAGTTGAAATTGCTCTTTGCGATTTTCTACCTAAATTCTTTAATTGTGTACCTGCACTGTACACTTCGTTAATGATTTCTTGTGCCATAATTTCTATGTGTTTTTAAAATATTCTAATGTTAAATTAATTTTGCGTGCATCTATAAAATCTGATGCAACGCTTTTACTTGATTTCTTTTGACCTATTTCGCCTTTTACAATTCCGTAATTAGCTATATCATCATAAGTTAATCGTGTGCTAAATTGCCCTATAATCTTAAAATCTTTGTGAGATTCTATCATAGGAATTAACTTTTTGTAAATTGGATGTATAATTTTATCAAAGGTTTCTGACGTTCTTTTTTTGCTTAACCAATTGTTATTAGTATTGGTCATTATTACGATATTTGTTGTACATCGCAAATCCGTTTCCAAATCGTTAACAGTATTGGTTACATAAAAGATTAAAGGAAACTTTTTAGCTTTTACACGATCACATTCTGCAATAAATTTATCTAAAGCATCCTGTTTTCCGTAATTATATTGAACTTTCAAAACAGTACCATTTACTGAAATTGAAAATTCTTCTAAAATATCGCCTAAAGCTTTTCCTAATATCATAACCCTAAATTATTTCTAAAACCCATACCCTCTCCCTTTAATAAAGCGTTTGGATAGGCTTCTTCATTGTCTGATAAAAAAGTCAATAAACTTACTTCTTCATTGTTGTTATTAGAAAAGTAATCGTAAAAAGGAACTCCATTTCTAACAGAATACGTACCATTAACACTTGATGTGCCTTGATACATTTCTAAAAAATCATTCCATATTTTAACGCTGGTTGCAGTTTCGTTAACATTTGTTGTATTAACGCTATTGCCTTTTACTTCTCCAATTCCTGACATTTGAGACATTTGTCTTAAATGCCAATGATAAAAAGTATAGTAAGCTAAAACACTCCCTTTAAATGTGCCTTGAGTAAACAATAAGCCTTTCCAAATTTTAGTAATACTACCATCTGTATACGTTTTTCCGTTTACCAATTCTTTCCATTTAGTAGGTGCATCTTGTTTTAAAATTCCGTTAGAAATTTCCTCATCTAATTCACTAAAAAGTGTTTGCCCTAAAGCATTTTGTAATAATAGACGAGCATATCTATCTATATACTCTGACAAAGTGTTATTTTCAGCTAAAACATCTAAACTTGAAGATGTTGGAACTGTTAATTCTTGGATAAAATATGACTCGTCTATTAGGTACATTATCTACTTTTTAATTATTTTCTTTGAAAATTTAGCAACCTTTAAAGTATTAACAAGTATATTAGATATATCTCTACTAAACTTGTCGTTAACATCGCCTTTCTTAAAGGTGTGCCAACTTTTTGTAAATTCTATTTTATATACTTGCTTTTTCATACTATGCTGGATCTGATGCTAAAAGAGCTATTGAAGCAGAAACACTTGCTACTTTTCTAAATCCTAATTTCTCAGAATTTTTAATTAAGAAACACATTCTTTTTCTTGCTTTTAAAGTTTTTTGGTCTTTAATAAACTGTCCATCACCATAACCGGGAGTTAAAGTGTAACCTGATTCATCTTCATATATTTTACCATATTTAGAATCCCCAACGATTAAAGTATCGTCTGCTAAACCATTTTCTTCCATCACAATCATACCAGCAACATTGTTTCCATTTCTGTCAACAAAAGGAGGTAAAACATAGTTGTTATTAGCATCTTTCTTTAATCTCATTTTATTGATTTCTGTAAGACTTGCTAAAACAAAATTTGGTCTGAATTTATTTCCTAAACCTTTTGTAATATCTTCTGCAACTTTTACAATTAAATCGTAATGAGATGCATCTTGAATACTTGAAGGAGGTGCTGTATAAGCTGGTGCTAAAGTTTGTAAACCGAAAATATTATTTCCTGTTCCTGCTCCTGTAAGTAATTGTGTATCTTCAACTAAAGCTACGTTAACCGCTAAAAACTGCTCTAACTCATCTGCGAACATTGCAGTGTCATACTCAAACTCTTCACTAAAAGCCATTGAGTCTCCAATCTTCTTAATTTTAATTGCGAACTCCTCCCATTTAACAGTAGATTGTGGAAAAGTACCACCTTCTGCAACCATTGCAGTTGCTCTTGCTGTTGTTGCTGTATCCCAATCCCAATAAGTAATAGAACCATTATTGTCTTTACCAATTCTTACTTTTCTAAATAAATCATAGATAGAAAGTTTTTTAACTGCTAAAGGAGATAATTCATTGTCTCTAAAAGTACTTGAGTTATTTGTTACTGCAGTAGTTGATGCAATTGCTTTAACTGTGAAATCTTTTGCGATACCACCTTTAAAAGCATTTAAGATATTCTCTTTGTTTGCTTCTAAAACTTGTTTAATTGTCTTTCTTTCTTCTGAAAAACTACCTTTTTCTTTTAGCTGATTTAACCCTTCTAAAGCTTCTGAAATATCCGCTTGTAATTTTGTGATAGCTTCATTTTTAGGCATTGCATCTAACTGTCCTTTTAATGCGTTGTAATCCTCTTTACTAACTGCATCGTTTAATTGTGTTTTGATAGCCTCAATACTTGTATTGATTTCGTTAGCCATCTCTTGTGGTGTTTTTTCCATCTTTTTATATTTTAATGGTTTTTAAAAATTCTAACTGATCTGTTTGAAGTGATTTCTCGGCTTCGTTTTTTTGAGTGTCGTTTAACGGCTCAATGTTTTTATTTTCCTGTAGTGTGGGTGTTAATTCGTTGCTACCTAATAAGACTGCGCTTATTTCTAATAGTTTTGCTTCACGAACAAACCAGAAATATCCTTTTTCTTCGGCTTTTTCTTTATTACCTATACTATCTATATTTTCATTCCATACTTTGAACTCCTCTTCATATTCCTCGTCGTTTACTGCTAAATCAATCTTTACATATTGCATCCCTACACTATGTTGATTGATTGTATTGTTTTTGTATGCGTTAAAGACTTGCAAATTGTAGTCTTTTAATATTTCAGAATCCATAAATAAAGCTTGCGTGCTTCCGTCTTTATTTACGTTTAAGTCTTTCCATGTAATCTCTTTTTCATATACATTACTTGGCTCTCCAATTTTAGAAGTTATTTTAAATTCGTGGTCGTGTAAATGAAAAATATTTCCTTTTCTTTCTGTAAGAGATTTTTTAAATAAATTCTTTCCATGAACATCATCGTGAGAATCCATCCAGAAATAAGTATTACCTACAATTGTTCTTTCTAACTTTGTTTCTGAATTTTTGTAAACTCCTTTTATTGCTGTTGATTCTTTTTTAGAAACAGAAGATAAACCACCTTTTACAGTTTTTACTTCTGCTTTCTTTAAGGCAATAATTTCAGCCTTATTCTCAACAATTTCTTTTATTGAATTCATTTCTCTACTGTTTTATTCTTTTTCAGCAAATCAATTTTTTTAGAGATGCTTTGTTTTATATCTTCATCTTTTACAGATTCTTTTATTCTTTCTAATTTGTTAATCTTCTCCTGCATCTGCTTTCTTTTTAAATTTTAAATCAATTCCTAATAATTCTGCAACCTCATTTGCATCTGCTCCATTCTTTATCAAAGTTTCTAAAGTTCTTGCATTGGTCATATTTACAGTAGCTTTATCTTTTTCAAACACTTGCATAAATGAATTGTTATTAAAAGTAGCCTCGTAATCTTTTGCATCTTTATCAAAATAATTACACAAACCCTCTAATAAATCTTGAGCCTTTGGCATTTCTGAGTACCCTATATGCCTACCTATTGCCTTTTCTTGGTTTTCCCAAGTTGAGCCTTCTATCAATACAGATATAATTTCTTTAGGTAAACCATACATATCTGCTATAATTAGCAAATCGTTTGTATAGCTTTCATTTAATTGAAGTTTTGCAAAATCATCTACAAATCTTTTAATATCAATTTGAGACTTTATAGGGTAAACACTTTCGTTACTTTTTAACTTTTGCCTAATATCTTCTTTTTCGACATTTTGCATTGGTGTGTTTAAATCTTTTGAAGGATCATAGTTTCCAGAAACTAAAAACTTTTTACTAAAATCTAAGTTTACTTTTTTAGCTTCTAAAGAACTTTCTGAATTACTTAATACTTTAGATAAAGCATCTATTCTACTACTACCTTTAAACCAATTACCTAAGCCATTAGATAAATCATGAAACATTATCAAATCTTCCATTTTTACAGGAAGTTTTGAGTTATCATTATATTTGTATTGTATTTCTTTTTGAAGTACTTCTTTAAAGTTCTTTTTTGATAAGATAAGTTTATCAAAGTTCTTTTCTAAATTCTTAAAATCTAACTTATAAGACTCTAACCAGTACAATTGCTGATATTCGCTATCAATTCTTTTGCTGTTTGGTTTTAAATAAGCAGAGCCAAACATTGTCCAGAATCTGTAAGTCCATAAGAACTGCCTTTGTGATTGAAAATAGTTAGGATTTTTAAGTAGTTTTATAAGTTCGTCATCTTCTTGCTCGTCTTTTCTTTTTATTTCTAATAGAGAAAATACATCACAATTAAGATTCACAACTTTTGCTAACGCTGGGTTTGTTAGCATATACTTTAACTTTTGCTCATCTGATAAAGTCGCAAAATTAGCACTACCATTAAATAAAGTATGGAAAAAGTCCCCATTAGAATAACGGGTCACTGATTTAAAAGGATTTAATCTATCTAATAAACTAATCTGACATTGTTCGAGCTTCCCTCATTTTTTGCAAAAATATGGTGCAATATACAATAATTTTTCTTATTTAGAACGATTCTAAATAAATAATTCTTTAGGAATGCATTTTATGACTATATTTTTTTCTATAATCATAAATTGTAAGCATTTTTTACACTGCTTTTTGCCATTGGCTATAATGGTTTCGTTCTTTTTTTTGCAGTCAGGACAAATAATTATCATATTATATTTAAGATTCCCATTTTTATTAAAAACTGTACAATGTATCTTGTAGGATCTAACAAGTGATTATTTAAATCCTCTGGTTCTTCTAGAACTTCCCCTGTTCTTTTATCCGTTAATCTTGAGTAGTTCTCCTGCTCGTATTTTAGATTAATTGAAGTGTTTGTATAATAAACAGGGATGTTATTTAAAATATCAATTCCATCAATGATGCTTCCTTTTCCTTTTATGGCAATCATAGCATTTTCAAACCCCGCCTTTCTTAAAGCAACCACTTTTGCGGGTCTATTGCTATCGCAAATCATAGGTCTATCGCTATCTAAACCTAATTTTTTAAAGTACCACATTATAAAACCTTCGTCTATATGTTTTTGAATTTGGTTTTTTTCTACGATTGTTAACTGTTTTTTTAAATCGTTTTCACTTTTATAACTCCTTTCATGAAGATATAAAGCACCATCGTAATATTTAGCCTCTAATATTCCCATAGGGTCAACAACTCCCCAATCCACCCCATAATAAACGGGTTTATCTATTTTTAAATATTGTGAATATGGTATTTCTTTGAACTTAAATATTCTATTTGGTCGTTCAGCTTTTAAACCTAATCCGTAAACTTGCCATTTGTATTTATCTGCAGTTCCATTTTCTACGTTAGATTGAATATCTGGATTGAATGATAATATTTCCGATTTTTGTTCAGGAGGACAAAATGGATTTTCCATAAATGTACTATGTATAAGTTTACATCTTGGGTGTTTAGCGATAATATCTGACCAGTGACTTTCTTTAGGGTTTAAATCAAACCACACTTGATTAGAACGCATTGAAATCTGACTAAAAGCCTCTGACGTTACTTTGTATGGTTCATTTAACCAAGCTATATCTTGAGTTGTTCCATGAGCATTAGTACTGTCTGCGCCATGAGGCTCTATTCTTGAATCATTTTCAAAATAAATAGGAACTGTATTTCTTGGGAATTTGTATTTTCTACCAGATAACGGAAAAACTTTTTTAAAATCCGCCCATATTGTACCTGCTAAACTTTCCTTTGTATCTCTCCATATATTGATTCTTAACCCTTTATTTTCTTCACAGGCTCTAATACTTGCCTCTTCTAAACTAAATGATTTTGAACTACGAGAACTCCCTTCGTGCATTATGTATTTATATCTTAATACAGAGTATTTTCCAAGTTCGTAAATATATTTCAAACCTTCAAATTGTGCTGGATGAAAATTTACTTTAGCAGTATAAATTTTTTTATTAGTTATTATCTCTTTTACTTCTTCAAATTTATTTCCTTTGTCATTAAGAAGCATGAACTTATCACCTATTTGTTTTAGAAATTTAATTCTTAATTTAGAATAATAATCATGTTTTACAAATACCTCAGTAACTCCATATTGCATTTATTCAGGTTTTAATTCCTTTTTCAAATCATTATAAGTCCTACCATCTTGTAAAACTAAAGGAATAGATCGAACAACATCACCTTTAGAAGTTGTATCAACTCTATCAGTCCATCCATGATTAGACTTTAAATTCATAATAGATAGCGCAGAATTAATTTCTCCTTTTTTACCATGCGAAAAACAATTACTTTCACACTCTTGTATGATGCGTTTATAAATCGTTTTACACTCTTTAAATTTATCTTTTAAATATGTATAAACATCTCTGTAACTATCCATATCACGTGCAACTTCTCCTATAAAATCATGTTCTTTGTCTTTTGCTAATTTTAAAGAATCATTCATAAAATGGATAGCAGTTTCTAAATCCCAAATTTCAGCGTTTAAATTTTCTTTAGGTGCGCTCATAACTATAAAACTAAAAAATTCTTTATTTCTTGTACGTCTAATAAAATCTGCGTTATTACATCGTGTTTATTTTCTTCTAAATAGTCTTTTATCTCAAGAAGTAACAATTCTGCATTATTGCTTTTTAATGTTGATAGGTTAATTTCTACGATTGCTTTTTTTGTAGCCATAATCATCTATGTGTTAAACTATCCACTAATACAGAAGCACCAATTCTATTTTCTGTATAGGAAATAAAATGAGTGTGATATAATGGTTGCCCTATTATATCTGTTCCAATTTGAAATGTAACAGTTTGAAGCATATAAACGCTTTTAAATTTTATTAAATATTAATTTTTTCATTTCTTAAATTCTTTAGTGTAGTTATTTCTTAATACTTTAACTCTTATTTGGTCTAAACGTCTGTTAACTGTATTATAATTTATACCTAACATTTCGCCAATTTGTCTTAAAGAGTAATCGTAAGATAAAATCATTATTTCTTTTTCTTCTGAATTTAGATTAGAACATTTCTCAATGTAATAATTTTCTTTATAACAATCTTCTTTTTCTTCTTCTGTTTTTAACAGATTGAAATACGTTATATTTTTATCTTCTGTTTTTTCATTAAAGGAGTTGCAATATACTTGTTTGTATTTTGGTTGTTTTTTAGTTCCTTTAAATAAATTATAAAGAACAGCTTTAATAAAATTGTTGGTTAGTTTATCTTCTTCGACTTTATATTTCAAAATTCGTAGATACATTGTTTGTACTAACTCGTCAGCACTGTCTCTATTGTTTGTAATTCTAAAAGCGATATCTCTCCAGAGTTTATCCTTTTTACAAAGATTTTCTAACATTAAGTCAAATATATATAAAAAAATTAATATATTTACTTTTTATTATGGTTTAATTAAATTAGCAGTCTGGGGGGACTGCTTTTTTATTATTTATCAAATATCAATGTATACATTTTTTCAACGTTATATTTCTGACATTCAAGGCAGTTATTGTGTATCGTTTTAGATTTACGATTATTGAATGATCCAACCCATTGAAAGTTTCCTACTTTTACAGGATTGTAAATATAGCCTTTTTCTTCGAGAAGATTTGTTTTAGTTATGAAGTCCATAATTGTATTAATTTTTTAAAATCCTCTAAACTTCTAACAATTTCGTAGGAATGATTTAAGTTTTTTATTTTTGATTCAAACTTTTTTTGTTTTAAAGATTGCACACCTTTAGGCATTTTAACCTCTACAAATATAATTTTGCTATTAGGTAAAATTACTATTAAATCAGAAACACCAGCAAGAACACCTGTATTTTTTAATCTTTTAGCCTCAATTATATTTCTTGATCCACCATTTGGAACTGCAAATATTACTCCAGATGGATAATTTTGCGAGAAATACATATAAATTTGTTGTTGAATTTTATCTTCTGTCATAATTTTGGGTAGTGTTTTACTTTTGGGTAGTGTTTAATTGTTTTATTTTCAATGATTTAGCAAAAATAACACTACCTTTTTATTTTTAAAACTAATAATTTGTGTTTTATTTTCATTTTTAAATAATAATTATAATGTTATATTATAGTTTATATTATAAAAGGTAGTGTTTTAGGTTGTTTGACTGTGTATCAGCGTTTTAAGCACTACCTTACCACTACCTTTTTTGAATTTAAGTTAGGTTATTGGATAATTTGCTATAAATTTTCACTCCTTTTTTGTTAATATTATTAGTTGAGTACACTGAATATTTTAATTTATTTTTAACAAATATATTATTTACGTCATATTTAGAAACTTGAATAGAAGTATTAATATTTAAAAAGTTTAAAATTTCTCCTTTATTTAATATTACTTTTTGGGGATATTCCTTTTTTGTTTAAGTGAGAAGAAATTAAAAAACAATTCTTCAATAGGCATTGATTCGAGGTTATTTTGTGTGTTTTCCTCAAGATATGCAATTTGTTTATCTGTGTATATTTTCCAATCAAAGTCATTTTTATAAAGTTCAAAAACCTCATACCAAAGTTTATCAGTATCAATGTTTATCATTTTATTATAGTATATTTTATCTACGTTAATAGGTAAAATTCTACGATTTCCTGTAACATCTTTTAATATATCGCTTTCGTTACTTGTTCCACATAAAGAAGCTCTACGTTTCATTTTAGAATAGTATGCAGAATAAGGTAAACGGATGTCTATAAGGTTTGTATCGGCTATTTTTTTAAAGTCTTTTACATCTTTTGTAGCAAGTCCACCAAATTCGTCATCTAATACTAATAAACCTTTTACAAGGTTGTAAATACTATCTTTATCTTTAGCGTCAATTTTATGTTCAATTAGATATTTTTGCAAATCTTTAGGAAGTAGATTTCTAAAAAATGAAGTTTTACCAGTACCTTGTTTTTGACCACAAAGTACCAAAGTTAAAGGAGAAACTTTTGTGTCTGAAATATCAGATAGCCAATTATGCAAACATCCTACTAACCATTTTTTAAATACCCAATAATTATATTCGTTTTTTGGTTCTATACAACTTACATACTCTCTAATATATCCTTTTTTATCAGTTTTAGCATCTTTAAAGAAGTTTAAAACAGGTTTTGTTGTCTTTGTGTATTCTGAATTTATAATATCTCTAACATCGGATTTCATAGGTTTAAAATCAAAATAGTTTTTACAAGTAAAATATATGGTATTTAATTTAGTATCGTCTAAAAGTTTATTATTTACAAATATTTCATTTGTTATTCCATCTCTAAAAGGTTGATAGTTTTCTTGTATAAAATTTTTAAGTTGTTCAGATTCTGGAACATCTTTTTCATTTTCTTTAAAGTCCTTTTTACTTTCTATTAAATGATTTATTAAATCTTCGTTAGGTTCTTCAATATTATTTATTTTAGATAGTGATTTTTTTACACTTTCTAAAGTTGGTGATCCTTGACTTTTCGCAACTGATACTCTTTTTATGGTTGCCTTTGTTTTTTCGCTGTATAAATTTAAACCAGCTTCTTTTGCAAAATAGTAAATTGTAGAAATTGAAACTTTACCATTTGTTTTAAGGAAGTTTTTATAGTGTTTTTCTATTTTATCGGCTTCGTATTTTGAGCCATGTTGACAAATTGCTATAAAATATTGTAATCCATTAGAACCATATTGACCAGCTATTGCAAACCCTATTCTAATATATCTATCATAATCATCTTGGCAAAGGTCTATATTTTGAGATTGAATTTGATTCATTATATTTTGAAAATCATCTTCTACAAAAACAAAATTTTGTTCTATTATTTTTTTAGGTTTTGATTTTGCTATAAATTTTTTGGAGTTTTCATTATAAAATAAATACGGATCATAAGACAAGTATCTTAATCTGTTTTTATTTTTACATGAATTATCAATTAACACATTAAAGTTATCCCAATAATATTGAGCTAAATCATTAAAAGAATCTAAAAATTTATTTGCATTTATTTTAACAAATACGCAAAGTCCAGAACCACCAAAAGAACGATGAGAAACAAAAGTATATTTATCTTTATTTATTTCGTTTAATGTTTGCAAATCAACATCATCATCAATATCTAAAACAATTAAGCCATTTAATTCTTTTATATTTTCTGCACTTTTTGTCCCGTTATTCATAATAGCAGAACCCGTAACACATGGAGCATTAACTTTTAGATTTTTATACTTTTCTTTATCTTTTTTTACTGCTCTTGCTTGTAGTACTAAATCTTGGTATTTTCCTATTTTAATTGCATCTATATAATCTTGCAAATCAATATCTATTTTTTGCGTAGATTTTACATTTGAGTACTGACTAAATTTTATCATAGTAATTATTTAATTTTGTTATTAATTTATTTCTTAAATATTGTAGTGTTCTATTTGTTTTTGACGGTAGATTTTTAATTATAAAAATAAAAGGTTGTCCCATTATTTTATTAATTCTTTTTTTAAAAACACCATTATTAAGCGTGTTTATGTAGTTACCTTTAGAAACTTTGTAAGTTACGAATAAATCAAAAGTTTGATTGATTAAAATACTAAAAGCGAAATTAATATCTTTTTGAATTGAATTTACATAATTTACAATTTTGTTGCATTTAGGGTAAATTGTTTTTCTTTTAACTG